CATGTGAGGGGCTCCGAGCTTTAACGGGCTTATCATTTCGATCCCCATCTGCAAATCTCCTGTAAGGTGTAATTAGCTGTGGTTCGTGTACTTAGGAATAGGACGAGACCCTCCGTCTTCTCAGGCGGAAGTTCACAAACCTTTCTAAGTGGCACCCTGTTTTCCACCACTTCACCTACGCGGAATTATCCATCCGCGTGCAGTGATAGAGTTGGTAGACCGGTTGTCGACGGAAACTTTGATAGTCAACAGTACTCTGGTGAGTACCCGAATATCTCAGGTTACGTCACTACGAACCCATCTGGTGCTAATCGCACCGTCTACAATAACTTCACTACTACGTCGATGCCGCTTAGTATCTCCGGTATGGCGATACTACCAGCACCTGCGGGTTGGACTTTAGACTTGGTCGCTGGGACGAATCCCTCGAGACCTACTCTAAATATTCCAGAGTTAGTCGAAGATCTTGTAGACCTGCCCAGGGCCCTTCGAAATTTGGGGAATGTCATTCTGAATCCAAAGAGTGCTGTTAAACCGAAAGGTTTAGCAGGAAACTATTTGGGTGTTCAGTTTGGCTGGATCCCATTGATCGAGGACCTCCACAAACTTATGGAGTTTCAGAAGTACGTTGTGAAACGTAACGCTGAGCTCAATAAGCTATACAGTGGTAAAGGGTTAAGGAGACGGCTTAAGTTCGGTGATGATTCGTCCAATGTCGCTCAGGTCGATACCTTGACGGTATTTCCTGGCGCCACTGTGAAGTTCACCTCCTCGGTGAGCATCAAGAGGAAACAGTGGGCAACCATTCGTTGGAAGCCTACTGCTCCTCCGCCGTATCATCCGTCAGACACAAGTAATAACCAGTTTGTTCAACGCTTAGTCATAGGAGCTACCCCCGAAGGCATGGCTAATGGCCTTTGGAAGGTAATTCCTTGGACGTGGATGATTGGCTGGTTTACCAATTTTGGCAAATATACACTTGCCAATTCTTGGACGGTTCCTGCTGCTCATAGTAATATGAATTTTATGAGCTCCGCAGAAGCCACTTGGACTGCCGGCAGTGTTACTGCATCGAACGCCCATGAGAGCTCATTGAGCTGTCAGGGTACGCTGTACAAGAAGACACACGTCAGAGTGACGAGTTCTTCGGTACTTGCAGGTGTGAACATGCCCTACTTGGACATGTTCAGACTGTCCATATTAGGAGCCTTATTTACTCAGCGGTTTGCTGGGAAAATCTAGCTCTTAATATACACAAGGTGAACTCTTATGCTAGGCTCGACTCTCACAATTACTCTTGATGGTTCTGGTGGTACTGCCAAAGTACTACCTCTCATCAACCAAGATGGGTATGGTTCAGAATACTATCTGGACGATACTACAGTCACGTACCGGGCGAAAGTCCGGCATTCTCGTGACACGGTCAAAGCCGGTACACAACCGTTTGATCGCCACACTGTGACGTTCACTCGATTTGTGAAACCGACCTCCGTGATCCTTCTTGGGTCGCAATCCGACGTAACATTCACGATCCGAACGGATCCGAATGCCGTCGCCTCCGATGTAATAGATACATCCGAAGCCATGAGTTTCTACATGGTTAAGGCTGGAGGTATTGCGGCGAAACTCTTAGGTTGGGAGTCTTAGTATCCAACCTATGAGTATTGTGAGGCTCAGCTTAGCCGTAGACGCCAACATAGGAGTGATCCCATGTCTGACGTGGAGGGCTACGCAGAGTTTGTCTTGGGCTTGTACGCCTCGCTTCTTAACGATTGCGAGGCGCGATACCCAGCACTAGCCAAGGAGTTCAAAAGGGATCTATCCCGTTTGAGCTCTGCAGTCGATCACCATGGCATCCGGTTTTGTTTGGATGTCATGCCTGCCTTTCGCAAGCACTTTGACAAGTGTCTTGCGTCAGGGCGCCTAACTCCCAGCCGGCTTAGTAACTTTGGTAGCTGGCATCGGGAGGGGACCGTCCCTAAATTGTTTAGGGGTTTGGTCCTACGCGTTTTCGACTTTACTGGTGAGCTGAAATCAGATCCTGATGTTCAGGCTATTGGTCTTATCCGCCAACTCTTAGGAGTTGTCAGAAAATTCCGTATAGGCTGTGGTCCTGTGGAGAATATGCTTGCTCTACAAGACTTCATGAGGACTGACCTCGAGGTTCGCTTAGGAACCCTTGACTGGGATTCCTTTGAGAACTTTTCTGAAGAAGAAGTCCATGCGCTGTCTTTTACAGACGATGCAAGTTCTTCTGAATCAGAGAAACAAGGCACGTTGCCGACTCTCGAGGTGTCGAAGTTAGACTATAAGCATCTGGATTGTATTCAGAAAGCTTCTGACTACATTACCTCGTGCTTGGGCTATTATAACCCACTAACTTCGAAGTTTCGGCATGGACCTGGTGCAGTGTCAGACCAGAAATTTGGATCTCATAAGTATGAG